TGCCGTTTTTCATGGTCGCGCTCCATGTCAAAAAGGTTGGACATATAGGGGCGGTTGCCCTTGTTGTCCAAACGATAGGCAAGCGCAGAATATACGCGATTAATCAGTTTTATTTGATTTGTGCTAATAGTCATTGTGTTCCCTTTCGTGTTTGATTGTGGCGGTATTGCCTAGCAATCATCAGACAGGCCAGCATGTGCCAGCCTGTCCAATCATTTCTAGTCTTTCCATTGTGCCAGATAATCGGCCTCGCTATCGTAAATTACGCCGCCGCGTGACAGGTATTTGCCTTCATATTCTGCAATAGCCCATTCAATAGCCTGTGTTTCATTTGACGTTGCGTAGTGTTCTCCCTTCTCCCGTGGAAACTTCACGCCATTTACTCGAATTTTTACGCCTTCATTCACATCGAAAAAAACATGGTCGAAAGCCTCGATTTCATATCCTTTGTAAATCATGCGTCCAATAACTCCAAAAGTGCAACATCACTTGCAAGGTCAAAAATTTCTGGAAAGCTGGCTTTTAGTTTCTTGCGATTTTTCAAATCCGCTTTTTCGTATGCGTCACCCAACGCTGACGCAAAGTCACCAAAAGTGCCCGACTGCAATTTGTTAACCATGGCGTTTTCAGTTTCTTTTATACTTTCAATATATGTCATTATGCTTTCCCTTTCTGTTTGGCCTATCTCATCAGTGGTAAGCGGCCAGTCTTACCAGACGCGCACAAGGCGCGTTTCGATTATTGCGCTTCCATTTCGTATTCGATTGCTTCTATCTCTAGTATCAAATCATAAATTTCCTCGCACAAATCAAATTCTATTTGCTGAATTTTTCGGTGACTGTCTGGTGAAGCGCGGTTATACTTTTCACCTGTATCATCCACCCTTCCATCAAAAACCATTGCCCATTTATTGTATGCAATTTTTCCAAGCTCCACTTTTTTGGCTTCTACTTCCTTGCGCTTTGCCTCTATTACGTTTCGCATTGTGTTTTCCCTTTCGATTTGCCGACCCAATGTCGGGCTTACATATCCTTTATAATGCCCGGCGCGCATTATCACAAGAAAAAAATAGGGGATTTGACGTTTTTTTTATGTGTGGTATTTTTGCAACGGGGATTAAAATCAAATCAAGGGTTTAGGGGTATTTAAAAATGGCGATGAAATTGAGCAAGAATGGCAAGCGTCTTGGTCGTCCCGTTGGTAGCAAGGGAGTGCAAGTCGCAAACTATGTTCGTAATCAGCTGGAGCAGGCAATGGATATTCTGGAGCGTAGGGATGTGCCATTGAGTCAAATTATTGCAAACAGGTTGCAGGGCGATAATCCAGAGCGCATGCTTTCAGCGATAAGCCAGTTTCTCCCCAAGCAAGATTATCTAGAGGTGGAGCATACAGGCTCACCCCTTGAGAACGCTCTAAGCAATGTGCAGGTAGCGTTGCAGGAACGAAAGCGCGGCGAGATAATAGAAGCAGAATTCACAGATAAATCAGAGGCTTAGCCTAGATTTAGAATTGTTCTAATTTTATTTTGCGATTGGCCCCCCCTAAAATTTTCGGGCGGGGGCTGTTATATATTATATATACCCCTCCCTATGTGTGACATATCTGCAACACCCCCCCCCTTCGTCCTCAGAAACGCTAAGGTACCCTAGCCAAAAAATTTCCTGAAATATTCACGAGTCTCTGTGTGAGCCATAAATATAAGAGATATATCTTATATAGGTTAATGACTGGTTTATGACTCACTGTGAGACTACTAAGTCTCTGTGTGAGACTACTTGCCAGTAACACCGCACCTGTGTCATAAATATCACAGAGGAGATTAAGTTTCGGTTGAGCGTTCTCCTCCTTGTCGCTCCCGATTGGGGGGACGGGTTATTTCCCTTTCCTGTCCCCCCTACAAGGAGAAGTTATGAGTGAGAAAAAATTAGACGTAGAGGAGTTGTTGCTTGCAATAGCCCTTGACCCTGTTTTGTTTGTTGAGTCCATCCTGCAAGCCAGCCCAGAGGAGTGGCAGCGCAAGGCTCTATGTGCTGTGAGAGATAATGACCGTGTAGCCATCCGCTCTGGTCACGGTATCGGCAAGACTGCATTTCTTTCGTGGTTGATACTCTGGTGGGTATTGACACGCTCCCCTAGTCGGATAGCATGTACTGCCAACACTGCTAGTCAGTTGTCAGACATTTTATGGGCAGAGGTTGCAAAGTGGCATCGTCGTATGCCAGACGGCCTGAAAGATTTGATAGAAGTGAAGTCTGACAAAGTTGAGCTTACAGGGCACGACAGTTTTGCCGTTGCCCGTACTGCGCGCCGAGAGACTCCAGAGGCGTTGCAAGGTTTTCACTCACCCAACATGCTGTTTCTGATTGATGAGGCATCTGGTGTGGACGATATCATCTTTGAGGTTGGTGAAGGTGCTATGTCTACAGAGGGTGCCAAGACCGTTATGACGGGCAACCCGACCCGTACATCTGGGTATTTCTACGAAGCCTTCAACAAGATGAGAGAGAGATGGTTTACCATGAAGGTGGCCTCTGCTGACAGCAGTCAGGTCAGCGACAACTTCATAGATGATATGAAAATGAAGTATGGGGAGGATAGCAACATCTATCGTGTGCGTGTTTTGGGTGAATGGCCTGAAGCCGATGACGATGTAGTCGTTCCGTTGCACCTCTTGCAAGCTGCCTCAGAGCGCGAACAAGAGGCCGCAGAAACAACGACAGTTGTTTGGGGCTTGGACGTTGCGCGTTTTGGTACTGATAAAACTGCCCTGTGCAAACGTAAGGGGAATGTCGTGACTGAGCCAGTCAAGACATGGCGCAACAAAGACCTAATGGAGATATGTGGGATTATATTGAATGAATATGAAACGACTAGGTGGAGTGATAGGCCATCCGAAATACTTGTTGACAGTATCGGTCTTGGTGCTGGTGTTGTTGACCGCCTTATGGAACTTGATTTACCTGTGCGTGGGATTAACGTCGCTGAGTCCCCCGCAATGGGTGACAGATACGGACGCTTACGCGATGAGTTGTGGTTTCTCGCAAAAGAGTGGTTTGAAGCCCGTGAGTGTACAATACCAAAACAAGACGAATTGATTGACGACCTGTCAAAGCCACGGTTCAAGTTTACGTCAAATGGTAAGCTGAAGGTTGAAAGCAAAGATGAGATGAAAAGGCGTGGGCTAAACTCTCCCGACCTTGCAGACAGTTTTTGCCTGACATTTGCAACTCGTGCTAGTATTGCCAAGAGTGGCGGCGCACATAAATGGAACAGGCCGCTAAATTATGGTTCAGCAAAATGGGTAGTGTGATGGATGAGTACATCGAAATGGGTGGCGATGAGTTTGAAGTTATCGTTGCGCTACTTGAAGAGTTGAGTGATTCGGGAGTCGAGTGGGATGACCTTTTGAACCTGACCTTGCTTGCATCAGCCTATTGTGGTCAAATGGCAGAAATGTCTCCTGAAGAGTATTTGCAGATTATAAGCTCTATCAGGGTGACAGATGATGGAATTTACGGGGAAGCCTGATGGCTAAGAAAACAGTGGTAGTTTTTGAGCCGCGCACACCTACGCGCCGCAGACACAAAAAACGTGGTCTGCACATTCGCAAAAAACTCGGCCCGAAACATCACATGAGGATTCGCTGATGGCTATTGTTTACCGTGGTGAGCGTTTTGCTGGTTACAACAAACCGAAGCGCACTCCAAAGCATCCGAAGAAGAGTCATGCTGTGCTGGCAAAGGAAGGCGACAAGGTTCGCCTAATACGTTTTGGTCAGCAGGGCGTGAAGGGTGCTGGTAAAAATCCGAAGACAGCAAAAGAAAAAGCGCGTAGAAAGAGCTATTATGCTCGTCACAATGCACAAGGCAAGCCTACAAGCAAGCTGAGTGCAAAATACTGGTCACACAAAGTGAAGTGGTAGGAGTTTAAAATGGCAGGTTATATGTACAAAACTAGCAACTCTAAAAATAAAGATAAGAAAAAGAATAAAAAGGTAGCAAAAAAACCGACAAGAAGTCGGAGAGCATAATGGCTAAAGGTGTCGCACATTATTTTCGAGATGGCACTCGTCACACTGGTGGTATGCACAAGATGCCTAATGGGGAGCTTCACAGTGGTGGTTATCATACTGCGTCAAGCAAAAGGCTCTATCACTATGCAGACCTTTCTGAAACTGCTAAGAAGAAAGCAAGGAAGCGTTCTTAATGTATGTTACTATTTACACAAGGAATCGTGCTGCCGAGAAGCAGGCTGCACTGAAAGCTCAAAAAGCTGTTGAAGAGGCGGCTCCGAAAAAGCGTGGTCGCCCACGCAAACAGAGAAAGACAGACAAATGATTTGCCCACACTGCGGATACCCAAACCCTAATGGTTATCATGGAAACTGTAAGTCCTGCCGCAAGCCCTTGCAGGTTGAGCCTGTTGTTGAAACAAAACCAAAGGCCAAGTCAGAGCCTAAACCAAAACCAAAATCAAACCCGAATAGCAAAAAAGCCAAAGTATCTAAGAAGGCATAGTCATGGCTAAGATGAACGACATTGAGTTTCAGTCGATTGTTCGCAATGAGATTGAACAGGCACTAGGACACTACGACACGGAGTATTCGCAAGACCGTATTGATGCGATGGACTACTATCTGGGTGAGCCATTTGGTAATGAGCAGACTGAACGCTCCCAAGTCGTTAGCACAGAAGTATCAGACACCATTGAACACATTATGCCATCTCTTATGCGTATCTTTACGCAGTCTGATGACTATGTGCGTTTTGTTCCACACGGCCCCGAAGATGTTGCCATTGCCGAGCAAGCCAGTGACTACTGCAACTGGATTATCAACAACGATAATCGCGGCTTTGAAATCATGCACAACTGGTTCAAGGATTCTCTTATCCTAAAACTTGGTGTTGTGAAGTTCTATTGGGATGAAATCGTAGACGTTGAGACAGAGGAGTATGAAGGTCTTAACATGGACGAACTAACCATCTTGGTTTCAGACCCAGAGGTTGAGGTTGTTAGTCAGGATGAGCGCACCATCGGTGAAGACATGGAAGGGCCAGAGGGCATCGTTATCCCTGCCCCTGTTATCTATGATGTAAAAATTAAACGCACAAAAAACACTGGCAGTGTTCGTATTGAAAACATACCGCCAGAAGAGTTTTTGATTGGCAACAGAGCCAAGTCTCTCGAAGATGCTAGTTTCGTTGCTCACCGTTCAGCCATGACTGTCAGCGACCTTGTGTCGATGGGCTATGACCGTGATGAGATTGAGCAGTATGCTGGCTACACAGACCTAGACATTTCTGAAGAGCGCACATCTCGTTTTGAAGACCTAGAGTCAAACTCAGCCACTGATAGCAACGACCCGACCATGCGTCACGTTCTTGTGACCGAATGTTATATTCGCTCTGACTATGATGGTGATGGTGTTGCTGAGTTCCGCAGGGTTCTTACTGTGGGCAATGGGTATCATATTCTTGAGAATGAAGAGTTTGACCATATACCATTTGCTGTCCTCTCTCCGATTCTTATGCCGCACAGAGCCATTGGTCGCTCTGTAGCCGAGCTTGTTATGGATGTACAGCTTATCAAGTCTACGCTTATGCGTCAGTTGCTTGATAATATTTACAACACAAACAACGCCCGTGTTGTTGCTGTTGAGGGTCAGGTAAACCTAGACGACCTACTTACTAACAGGCCGGGCGGGATAGTTAGAACCCGCACTGCTGGTGCTGTTCAGCCATTGCAGGTTCCAGATGTTTCTAGCTCTGTATTCCCTGCGTTAAATTATATGGACAGTGTTCGTGAGCAGCGCACAGGCATTAGCAAGCAGTCAATGGGCTTGGATGCAGATGCGTTGCAATCAACAACGGCTACTGCTGTTGC